TCATTTCGACACGCAACTAATCTTAACTTTGCGTACACTTATCTCTGATGAGATCGACAAGCGTACCAAGATAATCGAAGAAGATGAAACACAATTCAGCATTTGGGATCATAAGTCTGACATCGAGGACATGATCAGTGAGTTCATCAATTCAAACGTAACAGTAACAATCGAGACATAACATGGACAACTTCTTCTACGAACGCGCAACATCCAAACAACTTTGGAAACTAAATGACCTGGCTGCTACTCGCTGCCAGCTTGTAACTCAAATTGTTGCTGGTGGTGGCGAAAGCCACCTCGGATCAATGAAAGCAACTATCAATATACCTATGCCTCTCACCAAAGAGCAGGTTAGCACATTCATTCAACAAGAAATGAAGACAATTACTTTGCTGCAAGAAATGAAAGACTTATTGGAGGCCGACTGATGATTAAACCTCTTAACTTGTTTCACACCCCAGAAGATTGGGATGAACTGATGGCATGGATTCATCAACACAACAATCAAGACAAGGCGCACCTAACTGCGGCTGCTGCTATGGCTTGGAACTTATCGGCAAAGATTGTCGAAGATTACTTGGAGACTAAAGACAATGGCTGACTTTGAAGTAAGCGCATCAAATATCGTTATCAATCAAGCTGCATACCCAATGTATACACACCAACAATTAGTTGAATGGTGTGGATTCTTACCTCATTGGGTTATGGAGTTTAACATTTTGGGTCGTGCAGGTGATGACAGCCTAATCGATTGGATGAATGACCGCTATGGCTTTGGCGATCAGCGCAATCGTGCAATGGATGGAACCATAGATGACAAAGGAACCTTTCGTTATCCTAACGATCCAGATCTAGAGTTCATTGCCCGAATCGAAACCAGACTTGGATATTGTTACATCTATCCATACGGAATCATTGCTATTCCAGATGGCAAAGACAAACCACACCTAGTAACAAGGATGGACTAATGACAAAACCTAGTTTTACACGCCGTGATTTTGTATTCATTGCAGATCACATTGCACCAATGATGCATTGGCCTACGCATATCAATGAGCTTGCGGATAAACTGCAAGCTACGAATCCTAAATTCAATCGTGAAAGATTTATTGAACGTGCAACCAAAGCATGGGAAGCTAACTATCAGGCACACTTGGGAGACATCGATGATGAAATACCTAACTGAAATTATCCATTGTCCAGAATGCCTGGGCGATGGCACTCTAACATTCGAACGACCTGAACCTTGGGTCAATCGTGATCTACCTCCAAGCCTTGAGGAGTACAAAGATACATGCTGGAACTGCGGTGGCAGCGGTGAAGTTGAGGCTATGGAGTTTGATGAACCAGATCTATCGGAGGCAATCTAATGGGATACACACATCAAGGAATCGGCTATCAATCTACTGACACCAGTAAGTTTGCAGCCAAGTCAAACACTGAACTAAAGATCTCAATACGCGATCAAGTCTTGCAGCTACTAACCAACAGCGGTGTTGCCATGTCAGCCGAAGCTGTGTCCGAAGCGTTAGGCCGACCACAAGTATCAGTGCAACCACGATTAACTGAATTGAAAAACGCTGGCTTGATCGAAGACAGTGGCAATCGTCGCCAAACTAAGTGGGGTAAGCCCTCGATTATGTGGCAAATTAAGACTGACGCTTGACATAAAAGCTGCGTATGTGCATATGCTGCGGCATGATACAGAGTTATTGGGATCAGATTCTAGAGAAGCATCGCTATGTTGATCTACCTTTGCACAAGGTATTTATCTTGGCAAAGATACCAACATCTACTTACTATCGCACGGTCAATGGCAAGACAGAATTGACCTTGGAAACTGCGAAGAAAGTATATCAAACACTAGATAGATTATCTAAGCGATGGCCTACTGGTCTGGTCGAACCAAAGAAAATCAATGCCGCAGTTCCAAAACTACACAAAAGCAACCGAGGTAACTGATACCTACGTCGAGTTGATCGATGCTTTAGTTGCAAGAAGGCATGAGCTTGGTCTATCGCAAGAGAGATTGGCTTTGGAAATAGGCTGTACCATTTCATTAATTCACAAATGGGAACAGTATAAACGTGTGCCATCTGGCTTCATGTTGACATGCTGGCTGGATGCACTTGGCGTTAAGATCAAAGTCTGCTCGTACTCGGATTGATTCGGGATCTACAATCTGTGATTCATGTGGTGATACCACTCAGTATTTCGTTGCGATCATGGCATCAATGAAACCCGCACGTTACCATATGGTGTGCATGAACTGCTACGAGGATGGCTCATGGGAAACAAGAATAAGCAGAAAGGAAGTTACCACGAACGATGGTTCGTCAAGTGGCTCGAAGACCAAGGGATCGAAGCAAAGAAAGTCCCACTCTCAGGATCCCTCGGAGGAGAATACTCAGGAGACATCCACCTCCCCTCATTGGTCGGACGAAATGTGGTAGTTGAAGTAAAGTATCGCACAACATCTAGTTTCCCCAATGCTTTCAAAGTCTTAGAAGGTAGAGACATGGCTTTGTTCAAAAGAAAAACTGGTCAGGATAAAGTCTGTGTGATATTATCGGAGGCACTATTCAAAGAGATGATCGAGCAAATGAAATAAAAAAGCCCCGCCAAGGGAGAGTAGGCGGGGCATCCAGTGAGGCAATATATAACAAGGAGTACATGGGCCGTGCTATATGCTGAGATACTACTACGAGAGGTAGTACAATGGCAAGTACCAAACAGTCATGCAAAGTTGATTATGCTACTCATAGCGGATCATACGGACTCATACGGTATAGCTTATCCAACCATCCAAAGGCTGTGTGAATTGTCTGGACTCAGTAAGAGTTCAGTCATTCGTGCTGTGAATTACTGTGTCAAACACGGTTACTTAACCAAGATCGCAGGTCGCACTGGTGTTTCTACGATCTATCAATTCAACTGTCTAAAAGAGGAGGGTGTCAGTGTGACACACCAAGATAATAATAATGTAACTAAGTTAAATATATCTAATACTACTTGGGGTGTCAGTGAGACACCTACCTTCGATGAGTTCTGGCAGATCTACCCACGCAAGATTGCTAAAGGTCATGCTCGTTTGGCATTTGCTAGAGCATTGAAGAAAGCTGATGCAGATACAATCATTCAGGCTGCTTCTAAGTTTGCTCAATCTGTTGAGTACAAAGAGAAGCAATACATTCCCCACCCGACAACATGGCTGAACGGTGAGCGTTGGGATGATGACATCGATGATGTGTCTGGTCGCTCGAACACTGACCGACTGAATGACATTATAGATTTTGACAAGTATCTATTGGAGGCAAAGAAATGAATTACGAGGACCGCACTCGCAGAGTTGGGAGTTGGCTGCAAGATGTATTGCGTAGGTATACCCCGCCCACTGGTCTTGATAACGAGACACTGAAGAAAGAGATGGTGCTGATTGTTCAGGATGTGAACAAGAACATTCCATCTCAGTATGAAGATGCTGACTTTTCTATGGTACTCGACAAGATCGACGGACATGTGCGCGCCTTACATGGAGCGCGCACTTGGCCGACGATTAAGATCTTTATTCAGTCAACTAAAGACGCAGTGAAGGAACACAACAAAGCAATCGATGTACCCAAGATAACTGCACCAACATACAGCATGGATCGAAGCGACACGATTATGGTCAAGCGAATTAAGAACGGTGAACCAATACCAGATTACATTTTGAATCCTGAATCAGTAACACGCGCTCGACTAATTAATGACGGTCACATTACAGATCACGACCTGCAAAAATATATTGCACCTGCTGCACGAATGCAGTAAACATAATGTAGATAACTAGTGAGGTAAACATGGAACGCAAAGGGTTCATCGGCGGCAGCGATGCCGTAAAGATAATGAATGGTGATTGGTTAGAGCTTTGGCAGATCAAAACTGGTGTTAAAGAACCAGATGATCTTAGCTCCAATCTCGCAGTACAACTTGGCTCTTACACTGAAGACTTTAACCTGTCTTGGTTTGAGAAAGAAAACAATTGTGTACTGAGCAATCATCAGTCTGAGTTTGAAATATCATCAGGTAGAATAGTTCCGCTAGTCGGTACAATCGATGCTATGTGGAACGGTCAGATTGTTGAGGCCAAGCATACCAATTCATTCTTCAACATGGATAAGATGCTTGAGATATACATGCCGCAGCTACAGTTTTACATGTATGTAGCTGATGCAGATGCAGCGCATTTGTCTGTGATCTTTGGCAACAGCAAGTATGAATGCTGCAAAGTAAACAGAGATCCATCTTACATCGCAGCCATGATGGATATGATTAATGAGTTTTGTAAGTATGTTGTTAGTCACATTGAACCTGTTGGTATTGATGTGCCTGATGCACCATCAATCAACAAGATACCTGTCGATGACATGGTGAAACGTGACGGATCCACTGACAATATGTTTATGGATCGTGTGGTTACATACATCAATGGCTACGAACACAATCGTACATTTGAGAACGCCAAGAAAGATCTCAAAGATATGATGGCTGACAATGAGCGTGAGATATTCTGCGATCAACTATCAGTCAGACGTGACAAACGTGGATCTGTACGGATCTACATTCGCAATCAGAAGGAGGCAAAATAATGTCAAACATGAAGGTATGGGACAGCGTATCCAAGTCGGACGCTAAGTTCCTAAAGAAAGTAAACGTAGGCCGTGGGTTTACAGCAATCGATGCTCACTCTCAGATAATGAAAGCAACCGAAGTATTCGGGCCTGTGGGTGAGGGTTGGGGTTATCATGTATCTCACAGCGTTGAAGTTCTTACACCTAACGACAGCGTGATTATAGCGAGTGTCAGCGTATGGCATAGAGAACCATCTAATGTGTTTGGGCCGGTGCTTGGTTGTAAGACGTTAATGCGCAACGGAAAGACAGATGAAGATGCACCCAAGAAAGCAATGACAGATGGTCTAACCAAAGCGCTGTCACATCTTGGATTTAATGCAGATGTATTCCTCGGTGAATTTGACGGTAACAAATACACTGATGATACACCAAAACCTAAAGGCGATTGGTAACGCTTGAAGAAATAGAAGCCGCCAAGACCAGCAACGGCGGCTGGACTAGGGAACAGCTCAAGCAATGGGGTGTTCCTTGGCCTCCACCTAAAGGCTGGAAAAAACAACTTACAAAAGGAGCCAGAAGCATGGCAGATTATGACAACACAAACTCAGGCGCAGCTTTCAAACCATTTGATAGTCAACGCATGATCCTTCAAGGCAAAGTAAATCTTGAAGGCAATGAACGCAAAGTCGTTATGGTTGCAGAGCAAACTCGAGGTGGTGACAACATCATCGAGGTTTATCAGAAAGTTAGTGTGTTGTTTGACAACGATAAGAAAGGCAATGAGTCAGCACCAGATTACTCAGGCCCAATCGAAGACTACGCAACCAACAAAGACATGCGCATTGCAGCTTGGAAACGTCAGAAAGATGGCGGCAACTACATGAGTATGCAGATTACAGAGAAACAACAGGGAGGATCTAACAATAAATTGGATGATAAGATCCCGTTCTAATGGAAACATGGGATGAAATAAAAGCGCGTCATATGCGCGAACGTGTTGAGCTAGTGGAGTCACTGGCTCAATCACGTTACACACAAACCGAGGCATCAAAAATCTTAAACGTAAAACTAACTGCACTTAACAACTTTGTTAGACGTAATGAGATTTATTGGCCTGTTATTCAACAAGGTAGACCAACACACAAGGAGTAAGTACATGAACATGGACTACATTGATAACGTAGAATTAAGCAAAGCCTTAATCACACCAGAAATGGCAAAAAGATTTTTGGAAAATAATCCAATAAATCGAAGGGCATCAGAAGTAAAAGTCAAAGAGTATGCATTAGATATGTTGAACAATGATTTTCTTTTTGCAGGTCATACAGTTTGTTTATCTGATACAGGTAAATTACTAGATGGTCAGCAAAGATTAATGGCCTGTGTTCAAACTAATAAGCCGTTTCATACAATCTTAGTAGAAAATCTACCAGAAGAAGTAATTAGAGTAATAGACTCTGGTAAGAAAAGAACATACGCAGATCAATTAAAAATGGATGGATATAAAAAGCCTGGGCTGCTTGCCGCATCAATTAAAATGCTCACACTTATTGCCCGAAAAAATCCTAAAGATGCAGGGTATTATACTACAACTCAACTAAATCAAGTTTTGAAGAAACACCCTTTCATTGTTGAAAGCGTAGATCGTGGAAGCAATACGTTCAAAAAAGCAGATCCTATTCTTTCTGCAATACATTACATAGCCAATTATACTGGGTATGAACACAAAGCAGATCAGTTTATTGAGACATGGAAAGGTGGGGTTAAAAATTATGAAAACGATCCAATAGTTTACATTAGAGAAAAACTTTACGAGGATCTTGGTAAAGTTAAAAAGATGACAACTGTTACTAGAATGAGATACATTATGTATTCATGGCAGAAGTTCAAACTAAACCAGCCAATACAAGCAGCAAGACCACAGACGTTTGAAATGGAAGGCTGGGACAAAATAACTTGTGGAGTAAAATGACCAAGAACCAAAGGTTGCAGTATCTCAAGCGCATCGTGCGCTTGTGTGCTGCGCACAAAGCAAACCCAAACCAAACAAAAAATGAGGTTGATGAAATACGAGCGCTTGCTCAACACATCATCGATGCAGAAGAAAAAGATATAGAGATAGAGGGAACGCCAGTATGAGCATAGCTACAGCATGGCTTGAATTAGCCGCCCAAGAACGTGCTAGGCATAATAAAACATGGGGTCGAATCCCCGAAAAAAGAAAAGATGAAAAGTATATTCCAAAGAAAAGAAAAGGTACTCGGGATCCTAAAAGACTAGAGCTAATTAGGGAAATGATTCGAGAAGGCTTTCGCACAGTAGACATAGCTCAAGAACTCGGAGTCAGTGAATCAAGTATTAGATACTGGCGTAAGCATTATAATCTAACGTGATTCGTGTGGGCAGTGCTATGTGAATGGTCGGACTATAGCTGCTGGCTTGGACGCCACTGCCCACTGCGACAATCTATCAAAACAAGAGGCAAAGACAATGGCAACTTACTACATTTTTAGTATTGTTTACATGCTAAATGGCTACGAAATGACTAGCCAAATT